AAATGGAAAATCAAATTGCTGACGAACTTACATTGTACTATTCTAATAATGGTGAAGATGAAGAAATGATGGATCTAGTTCAAGATGAATCAGAAAAGTTAGCAAGGCGATATCAAAATCCTGAAGGTGTCTTACCATCTAAAAGAAATATGGCAGATTATCGTGAAACATTAATAAAAAATATTGAAAGACGAATTGGATTCAGTGACCGTCCTGAAGAATCTAAACAACCATTTAGAGAACATTATAATAGACTTTTCAAAGGTCGTGACGTATTGTAGGAGATATTGAAATGCATTTTGAAACAAAAATTTATAAAGCGTTAAATGAAGCTGATGAATTAAAAGCAAGATCAAAAGAAACTGGTAAAGTCGTTGTATTCAAATCCAAAGATGCAATGGCTGCCGCTGTGAAAAGTGGATCTCATGAACCTCTGGATAAATCAGGTAAAACAAAAAGTAAGCCAAAAGGTAAATCTGTATTTGATACCGAAAAAACAGCAGATAAACCTAATGAAAATGATGACGATTACGCCAAAAGGACAGATGATACGCAGGAAAAAGTAGCTAAAGAATATGGTCTATCTGCTATGAACCTTTATGATAATGCTGGTAAAGAACCCGAAGATTTTAATTCTTGGGATGAATATGAAGATCATCTTCATAATGTGGCAAAAGATTTAGTAGACAAAGGATTTGGTAAACCGGCAGATAAACCTAAACCTAAAAAAGGAAAACCTTGGCATAAAATTAGTGGTGATGATACCATGGGACATTTATCTACAAAACTTAAACACAAAGTATTACATAGTATGGAAGATGTTAATTTGAGTCACACACAAAAATTTGACTTAGAAGTAGATGATGACGGTAATGTAACGTATGACGGAGAAGTTGTTGCTAAAATTGAAGATGATACAACACATGAAGATTTAAGAAATCAAATAAAAACTAGTGTAACAAACATGTGGAAGGCGAGAGAGGTAAAAGACGCCATGGAGTATGCTGAAGAAGGAGTACTCGATGCAGTTTCTCGTGGTATGGATTACGGTGATCCGGATGTGCAAGATATGGTTAGAGATGATATAGAAGCTGCAAAAGAAGCAGGAGCAACTGTTAAAGATTTTGAAGAACTAGCCAATAAACTACAAGACCCTGAAGCGTCTGAAATAATAAAAGATGCGTTGGAAGATGTGTATGGAGACGCTGGCAATCTGGCTGACCCGGATATGGATAACCCGGGTTATGAAGATGAAAAGGATTCAGAAGTCAAAGCTGAAGAAAGTGATGCCGCAATAAGTGATGCTATCAAAAACGCGATTCCAAAATCCATGGAGATGTTTGATCAAACTAAGGAAGAGATATTTGATGAAATTATCAATTTGGTTGGCGATGAAGATGAGTATGCTGATATAGTCGACAATATAGATAGCAAAGATCCAGATGATTACCCAACATCAGCTACATTTAACATTGCACATCATATGATAAGAGCTGGTATTGCTAGAGGAGAGTTAGACAGAGATTATGATGAAATTCAGGTTGCTAATTATCTTGAGAACATGGAAGAAGATTTATACGATCAGATAATGAACCCGGATCAGTATGATGAAATAAAAGAACTCAAGGAAGTATTTCAAAAGCGTGCAGGTATTATCTAGTGATAAATTCTCAACTACTTTGTACATTTGTTACAAAGAATACGTTACAAGGTATTGTAAGCAAAATTGTTGTAGCGTATCCTATTGTATTTAATAAAGTATATGTGTTACAAAATGAAGATAAACCAAGCGAACTTATGTGCACATATAATGTTGAGGTAACAGAGTCGTTGGATTATAATAAGATACCTAATACAATATCACTACATAGAAAAAAGCATACTAATACATTATATACAATCAATGCTTTGAATGAAGTTATAAAAAATATTAATAATGGGGTCTTAGATACCAAATTTCCAATACCATGGGAAAATTTTCAAAACACTATTTTAGTAACAAACAACGAAGGTTTGAATAAAATTAATACGAGAATATTTGAAATTATCGAAACTTAAAAACACACAAAGGTTATGGAACATATATATTTTTACCAAGAACATTGCTACTGGTGCAATCAAATAAATCCAATTATTGATCAGCTAATAGAACAAAAATATGAAATACACAAACTCGATTTAGACGATCCAGAAAATAGTAAATTATATGATACATTAAAAAAGAAGTGGTCTATTGAATGTGGTACACCAATGATGATAAACACAAAAAGTGGTATAACATTATGTGGGAATGCGCCAAAAGAAACTATTGTTAAATGGGCAAATAATGAATTAGAACCACCAAAAACAAATACACTTACAGATAGATTGAATAGAATTGAATCAAAACTCGATCTAATTTTAAGTTATTTACAAATACAAAAAATTTAAAAAAAATCGACTGTTTTTAATTTTTCGGCTATATATATAGTCAAAGGTTATGACATTGATAGTCATTAACATTAATTAATAAACACTAATAATAAAGATAAGGAGTAATCGCATGGATGTAAGTCTTATAAAAGAACGTCTCAATCAGTTACAAACTACAACTCAAACTAAAAACTCATTTTGGAAACCACAACCGGGTAAATCACTTATTCGTATTGTACCCTACAAGCATAATAAAGAAAATCCATTTATCGAATTATACTTTCATTATAATCTAGGAGATAATAAAACACATATATCTCCTGTATCATTTGGAAGGAAAGATCCGATCAATGAATTTGCTGATAAGCTGAAGTCTTCTGGTAACAGAGAAGAGTGGATTCAGGGTAAGAGGCTTGAACCAAAAATGAGAACTTTCGTACCTGTTGTTGAACGTGGAAATGAAAGTGAAGGTGTAAAGTTTTGGGGCTTTGGAAAAACAGTTTATCAAGAACTGTTGTCAATTATAGCAGATCCAGATTATGGCGATATCTCAGATGTATTGAACGGACGAGATATTGGAGTCGAAAGACAAACTCCAGCCGAAGCAGGCAATCAGTTTGGTAAAACCACAATACGTGTAAAACCAAACGTAAGCCCTTTGACTGAAGATAAGCAGTTATTGGAAAGATTATTTGAAGAGCAACCTGAACTAACAGAGTTGTATCCGGAACCATCATATGATGATCTGAAGACATCGCTTCATAATTATCTAAACCCAGAAGCTGCTGAAGAGCAAGAATCAAACAGCCAGACTAATGAAAGCAATCAAGTTGAAAAGGCTGGAGCAACTGCAGCAAAAGTTGCAGATGATTTTGATGCACTCTTTAACTCTTAATGGGTGGTAAGATGACCAAACAAGACAATCTTGCAAATGTAATTGCAGGAGAACTAAACAAACAATTCAAACATCAGCAGGTTGCTTACTTTCTTGGTGAGCAAGAAACACCGACTGATATCAGAGGATTTGTTTCAACCGGATCTACAATACTAGATTTAGCGGTTGCAAATAAACCAAATGGTGGAATAGCTGTTGGACGAATCACAGAAATAAACGGACTCGAAGGAAGTGGTAAATCTCTCATTGGTGCCCATGCCCTGGCTGATACCCAAAAACAAGGAGGGGTTGCAGTTTACATAGATACAGAATCCGCGGTATCTGAAGAGTTTCTAAGAGCAATCGGTGTTGACACTAAATCAATGTTGTATGTGCATATTGACACTGTCGAGGATATCTTTGATACCATAGAAACTATAGTCACTAAAATTCGTGAGTCTAATAAAGATAAGCTGGTTACAATATTAGTTGATTCTCTAGCAGCTGCTTCCACTAAGATAGAAATGGATGCTGATTTTGATAAGGATGGATATGCTACACAAAAAGCTATTATCATATCAAAAGCGATGCGTAAAGTCACTCAAATGATAGCGCGTCAGAAGGTTTGTCTAGTTTTCACAAATCAATTACGACAGAAACTCGGTGTAATGTTTGGTGACCCATGGACCACATCAGGTGGAAAAGCGTTACCGTTTCATGCATCAACTCGTATCAGATTAAAAAATGTCGGACAGATTAAAGATAGTAAAAAAAATACTATCGGAATCAAGATACGAGCACAAGTTATTAAGAACAGATTAGGACCACCATTACGAATGGCTGATTTTTCTTTGTATTTTGATAACGGTATTGATGATTTTGGAAGTTGGTTGGATGTCTTAAAAGCACATAAGCTGATAAAACAATCAGGTGCTTGGTACACTTTAACCAATGAACAGTCTGGTGAAGAAATTCGTTTTCAGTCTAAAGATTTTGAAAAGAAGATAAAAGAAGTAGATGGTTTGAAAGATACTCTATATGAGAAAATCTGTAAAGCATGTATTCTTACTTATAATTCAAAAGAACTTGGTATTGATGACGTAGAAACCACGGATGAGGCTATAGATGACATCTAAGGGTGCTGATCTAAAAAAAGCCTTTGAAGAATATATAGAAAACGCTGAGCCCGTTGAGAATCTAACCTTGAATGATAAGGTGTTGATTATTGACGGGCTCAACACCTTTATTAGAGCATTCTCTGTAAACCCAGCATTAAATGAAGATGGGGTACATATAGGTGGTATCATTGGTTTCTTAAAATCTGTTCGTTTTGCTATTAACAAATTACAACCAACTCGAGTAGTAATAGTCTTCGATGGAAAGGGTGGGTCTAAAAAGAGACGTGCAATTTACCCGGAATACAAAGCTCAGAGACGTGTTAAGACTAGATTAAATAGAAATGTCGATTGGTCGACCAATCCAATTGATGAAGAACAATCAATGAAACAACAGATAAGTAGATTGGTAAATTACTTAGAGATGTTACCGGTTAAGATAATAAGCATCGATGGTATTGAAGCAGATGACGTAATGGCTTATTTGACAATGACTGTGTTCAGAGATAGCAAAGTACAGTTGATGTCAACAGATAAGGACTTTCTCCAATTGGTTTCAGATAGAGTTGAATTATGGTCTCCGACAAAGAGCGTATTATATAATAGACAAAAGGTTAAAGATGAGTATGGAATCATTCCGGAAAATTTAATTACATGGAGAACTCTCGATGGTGATAAATCTGATAACATTCCTGGAATAAGAGGTGCAGGATTAAAAACAGTAATAAAGTATTTTCCGGAAATAGCAGAAGATGAAGTTTTCACTGTAAAAGACTTACTCAGTAAGTATGGACAAATTGAAAGTAAATTTAAAATACATCAAACGGTACAACAAAATATCGATATGATAAAAAGGAATTATGTGTTAATGCAATTACAGCAGGTAGATATACACAACAGAAAAAAATTATTAATACAAAATTCATTTGACTCTAATGATGAAACGTTAGTAAAGTTCCAGTTCCAAAAGATGTTTATTCAAGACAAGTTATGGGGTGCATTACCAAACTTGGATACTTGGATGATGGAATTTATTAGATTAAACAATTATTTGAGAAATAAAAATGATAAATAAATTAGAAGATTATGGTTACAGTTTTCAAATCAAAAGCATTGTACTGTACGTTACAGATAATGACTTTACGGCACAAATTTTAGATATACTCGATCCAAGTGCTTATCAGTCAGAATCTATGAAATGGATAGCTGGACAGTGTCGTGATTACTATGAAAAATATAAAAAGACTATCAACTTTGATACCTTTAAAGTAAAGGTCCAAGAACTCGATTCAGAGTTATTGGCAACAGCTGTTAAACAGGATTTGAAGGAAGTATATAGACACATGGAAGCAGACGATTTGGAATATGTCAGAGATAATATATTAAATTTCTTTAAAAACCAAACATTAAAAAGAGCAATTTTGAAATCCGTTGAAATTTTAGAAACCAAGGGGGATTTTGAGGAAATAAAAAATGTAGTAGATGATGCTTTAAAGAGTGGTGTAGAGAAAAATATTGGACATGAGTATTTTGATCATTTCGAAGAAAGATATTCAGAGAATGCAAGAATTACTTCTCCAACTCCCTGGCCTGTTGTGGATGAATTGATGCAAGGTGGATTAGGCCAAGGTGAATTGGGTGTCGTAGTTGCACCAGCAGGTGTTGGTAAATCGTGGGTGTTGTCAAAAATTGGTTCTTATGCGATATTAAATGGTTTGAATGTCGTTCATTATACCTTAGAGTTAAATGAAAATTACGTCGGGTTAAGATATGATAGTATATTTACTGGATTAGCTAATAGTAATTTGAAATATCATAAAGAAGAGGTATTGAGAGAGATTACCAAACTTAAAGGTGACTTGACGATAAAATATTTTCCAACTAAATCAGCGTCAGTAAATACTGTAGGAGCCCATCTTCAAAAAATGTTAAACTTTGACAAAAAGGTGGATTTGGTAATATTAGATTATGCAGATATTATGAAAGACAGAGCGATGACAAGAGAAGTTAGACATGCACTCGGTAATATATATGAAGATTTGAGAGGATTAGCTGGTGAAACAAATGTTCCAATATGGACCGCTAGTCAAGCAAATAGATCAGCTTTAGATGAAGATGTAATTGAAGCCGGTAAGGTTGCAGAATCATATGCAAAGGTCATGACGGCAGACTTTGTAATGAGTTTATCAAGAAAAATTGAAGATAAAGTGCAAAATACTGGTCGCTTCCATATAATTAAGAATAGGTTCGGGCCTGATGGATTGACCTATCCTGCAAAAATAAATACGAACACGGGACAAATTGAAATATATGAAGCGAATACAGTTGACGGAAAACAACAACAAAACAAAATACAAAACAGAGATCGGTTGTCGCGTGAGATGCTAGCCAATCGTTATGATGATTTAATGAAATAAGGACATATAATGGAAAGTTTTAAATTAACGGACTCGTTTATAAAGAAATACCAACGTAAAAAACCACCATTTGGTTTTAATGGACTTGGGGAATTGGTTTATATGAGAACGTATTCTAGAATTAAAGAAGATGGTAAAAATGAAAGATGGTGGGAGACTGTACAAAGGGTTGTAGAGGGAACTTATTCAATGCAAATGAATTGGATTGAATCACATCAATTAGGATGGAATCCGTGGCAAGCTCAAAAGTCAGCTCAAGAAATGTATGACCGAATTTTCAATATGAAGTTCCTACCACCAGGACGTGGTTTATGGGCAATGGGATCACCAATCACAGAAGACAGAAAATTATACGCTGCA